TTCTTGCTGTAGTGCTTGGCCGGCATCATCTGAATCTACAGCGATAATGATCTTCTCCTTGTCTAAGAAGTAATCGATAGTGTTGTCTAGGTACTCTAGATTGTTTGTGTTAAGTGTTGCGCCGTTGGGGACAGAGACGGCGTTTGTAACACCTGCTTCATGCAGCGCTAAAACGTCCATCTCGCCCTCAACTATCACACAATACTCATATCCTACAGTACTATTAATATTGTAGAATACCTTTTCAGCACCTTTGTAAAGCTTAAAGTTTTTGCGACCGTCACGATACTTAACATTCGTTAACTGGTCACCAACAAAATAATTAAATTGAATTGTATGCTCTAACTTCCCTGTCTGAGGCATATACTCTTCGCCGTCAGTTACTCCGAGTTCATATAACGTTGACCTTGAGATACCTCGAGAGGCAAACCACTCGGCAACTTTATCGTTGACAGTAGCTTGCTCTTCCGGTTGTTCAGGTTTCACATATACTTTCTCGGCTTTACCCTTACGATGAAAAGTATGGAGCTGAAAAGTTTTATTACAATTATGACATGTACCAAGACCACGATCCCAATCATACGAAGAACATTTATCCTTTCTATTCTCAGGTTTTCTATCGTGGGAACATAACGGGCATATACCCTGTGATCTTCCCTCTTCAAGTCCATATTGATTGAATTTATCAATCTCAAATCCGTTGATCTCTGTTGTCTGCATTTAAATGCGAATTGTAGTTGTTGTTAATCCTCTACTGAGGTGATGTTGCCATCTTTATCGACGTGTATAGCAACGTAGTCGTCGTCGAACATGTGATTAAAATGGTAAATCATCGATCGGTGCAGGTGCTGGACGCTGAGGTGCGTTACCTCCACGTTGGTCATCACGAGGTGCAGCGTCAACGTTTTCACCGTTTGACCACACAACTTTTACATTACCCAAATAAATCTTTGCTGCTTTCGCTTCGCGCTCTTCTTTGGTTTGTTCGATAATTACTGGACCTTGATTGCCGAATTGATCAATCTCGTCGTTCAGTGTAATCACAATCGGTAGGTACTTACCTTTTTTACCGTTGATGATTTTCGTTTTGTCAATGCTGTCTAGGTTGATTGACGTCTTAATAATTGAAGCCATATTTAAAAATTATAAAGTTTCATTAATAAAATAATTCGTCGGGTCAAAGTTTTCATCGTCGACAAATAGGTTGTACGCTTCGACCGCTCGTTCAACCTTGTCACGCCCTGACTCATAAAATTGATCGGAACAGTCAAAGATACCAATTTTCTTAGTCTTTTTGCAAATGGCTATGAAAATCATATCATAACCAAACAGCTGCCGATATATATAAGCCTGGCTATCA